AAGATTAATCAATGCAACAGGTACTGTTGCAGTGCCAACCACAATAACAGTTCAATTAGCGGATAATGTTACCTTGTCAAAAGGTTTTACTGCTCTTGGATCTCCTGTCGGTAATGTTGTTTTACGATCTTCTCTTCCCGGCACACAACGATTATTAACACTACAAAATATTGAAGGAGTAAGACAAGATATTGATTATCTTAATGTCATAGATATTAATGGTAATGAAGGTGTGACAATGTGGTCCTATAAAGGAGCTACCCCAGTTAATAGTAATAACTGGCTTATCATGTCAACACAACCAGTACCAACTAGTGGATTTGGAATTAACTAATTTTTTAGTATATTATAGTATGAACGCGATAGAAATAAGAGATGTAGTAACGATAATTGTTGGAGTATTATCTTTAGCAGGTTTATACTACGCATTAAAACGATCTGTTGATCGTCTTTATAATAAGGTTAGTACTATGGAACAGAATCATGATCGTGACATCGAACTTCTAAAAGAAGGTATAAAAGAAACAAAACTAGATCTTGATAAGAGAGAAAAACACATATATGATCGTATGACTGAAATAAAAGAAGAACAGAAGAATGCTATTGATAAATTAGAAGTAAAAATTGATGCTATATCAACTAATTTATCAAACATGAATACATGTTTATCGGAGCTTACTGGTTATATCAAGGCAAAGAAAGCATAATGCTTGTTGTTTAGTGTGTTAATTGTTAGTAAGGAACCCAGATACTAGTCTGGGTTTTTTATTATAACTCTTGTAAGTTTAAACTTATTGTGTATATTTGTGTTATAATTTAAACCAACAGTTATGACCGAAGAAACAATGAATCAGTCTGAGTTGTCAAAAGAACAACTTGCAGAACGTCAGAGAGAAATTCATGAATACTACACTTCTCAGATTCCTTTTCTACAGACTCAGAAAGAATATGAAACTCTGATTACTGAGTTAGAAGAACTTGAATTACGTAGAATGATGGCCAGAATGCGTATGGCGCAGATTATGGCTCCCGCACCAGATGAGGATGAGTCAGAAGATGAACCAAAGAAACCTAGATCCCTAAAAAAGAACTAAAATGGCAGTAGTCAATCATGTACGTAAGAATGTCAAGATGGATCTTTGGAGCATAGTTAAATTCCAACTAGCTGTCCATTGCCATCTTAAGGCATTGAATGTATCTGATCAGGACTTAAGTTGTCTTACTTTTCTTGCTTTAACAGGAGAAAAAGAACTTACTGAATTTTGCAATGATGCCACTAAGAACAAGATTTTTGGTAGTAGTCAATCAGTAAGGAATGCTGTAACAAAAGCAGAAAAGAAAAAACTAATTGTAAAGAACGGTAAGAATAGGAAGACAATTTATTTGAACCCTGAGCTTAAGATACAGATCACCGGTAACATTTTATTAGATTATAAAATTCTACATGCTGAACCCAAAGAAAATATCGTCACTGTATAGTTCTGCTTCTGAGGAGCTTAATATACCAGAATCAGATTTGACAGATATAGTCTCCTTTTACTGGAGTCAGGTAAGAAAAGCAATGGAAGGATTGAATGATGCTAATATAAATGTTGAGAGTTTTGGAATGTTTACTGTTAAGCCTAAGGCACTTAGAGCAGAAATGTATAAGTGTGAGAAGTTTATAAACAGTGTAGATCCTAAAGATTTTACTAGGTATCCTTACTATAAGGTAGCCAAGGGAAAACTTGAAAGATTTAATGTAATGAGTGCTAAGATTCTAGAAGAAAACCTAAGAAAAAAAAGTAAAATAGATCAACGATATGGCAACAACATTTCTTGAAGTCTGGAAGAAAAAAGGTAAAATACTAGAGGGAATTAAGAACTCTATATTTAGGGATGAGCACGTAGAGGAGATAGCTGCAGAAAGAGATAGCATATGTCAATCTTGTGACCAGATTGATAGGGAAGGTAGTAAATGCTTTGCACCAGGTACACAACCATGCTGTGGGGTATGTGGCTGCTCCTTAAAATTTTTACAAAGATCATTAGCTTCTGAATGTGAGGCAGGTAAATGGAAAGCCGTACTTACACAAGAAGAAGCGGATGAATTAGAAAATAAACTAAATGAAGATGGCAATAAAGTTTGAACCAATTGAGCATAAATACATAAGTATTGATGATGATGGCATAAACTGGACTAGTGTAACTAGCATAATATCTAGATTTAAAAAGCCATTTGATTCTGATGTAATTGCTGAGAAATCTGCTAGGAATAAGAAAAGCAAATGGTACGGATTAGAAGTTGATGTAATAAAAGAAGCTTGGAAAAATGAATCACAAAAAGCAGTAAACCTCGGTAGCTGGTATCATAACCAAAGAGAAAAAGATTTACTTTCCTGTAATACAATAGTACTAGATGAAACAGAGATTCCGATTATACAACCTCTTACAGAGGATGGACTTAAAAAAGCTCCTGATCAAAAGCTTGGAAATGGTATTTATCCTGAGCATATGGTTTATCTTAAGTCTGCTGGTATATGTGGTCAGGCAGACCGGGTTGAAGTAATCAATGGAGTAGTCAGCATATACGACTACAAAACAAACAAGGAGATTAAAACAGAAAGCTATGTTAACTGGGAAGGTATATCAGAGAAGATGTTACCACCCTTGCAACACTTAGATGACTGTAATCACAATCATTACAATATACAGCTTAGTCTATATATGTATATGATACTAAAGCACAATCCTAGATTAAAGCCTGGCAAGTTAGTCATTGAACATATACAATTTAAGGAGGCAGGTAGAGACGCATATGACAATAGAGTGGTGTTCTATGATAGTAACGGAGAACCTGTAGTAGACAAAATTGTGCAATATCACCTACCTTATCTAAAAGAAGAGGTAATATCTATAATCAACCATCTGAAAAATGACAATTAAACTATTTGATATATCTAACGGTAAAGTAATTCCTACGGAACATTGCCATACTCTTGAGACATTACGACGACTTATGGACATGTATCCTGATAACTATCTTAAGATCTATCAGTATTTGTTTTATATGACTTGTCCTAATCCAGATACTAACCCATTCTTTAATACAGTTGATACAGACAGAGAGGAGATTGTACTAGCAGAGATTGATGCTGATTTTAGTCCTGAGGAGGATGGTATACCACAAGCAATTGACTTCTGTAGGAAATTGTATGAAACCCCTACAATGAGGGCATACAATGGTATTAAGAGAGCACTGGATAATATTGCTACCTATATGAATAACACGTCTATTACAGATGGTAGGGATGGTAATATTAACCAGATTAGAGCTATGGCTAAGGACTTTGATGCTATTAGACAGTCATATAAGGGTGCATTACGGGATATGCAAGATGAACAGAAGAGTCACGTAAGGGGTGGTACAGGCCTAGCATACGACCAAAACATGTAATATGCAGCAAGAATTCTACACAAATATTCCTGTATATGAGAACGGAGTATGGACGGATATAACCTTTAACTCTCAAATGGAGTTTAGAGATTATCTACTTACCATGTTCAAGGTTCCTGGAGAATATGAATTTGATGAGACTAGTCTAAAGTTTAATGAATTAGCTAAGCTTTTTAATACACAAGGGTTCTACTGTGTACATCCTGAGGGAACTAAGGACTTCCGTGCATTCTGGGATACTGAAAAACAGAAGTGTAGGAAAGGAGTATTCTTTATAAATGGGGATAGAAAATGGTATCTATCTCGTGACTACTATATGTGGCTAAACTTCTTGCCTATCTTCAATAAGGAGATACAGAAGTTTGGTTTTGCTGATATACGTGATGCACAGTATCATATGGCATTATATGAAATGCTTGCTGAATTAAGTCATAAGCATGCAGCCATATTAAAGAAACGTCAGATAGCTAGTTCCTATTTTCATGCTGGTAAGTTTATAAATCAGGTATGGTTTGAGGAAGGGGTTACCCTAAAGATGGGAGCCAGTCTTAAAGATTATATCAATGAGAAGGGTACCTGGAAGTTTCTTAATGAATACGAGGCATTCCTGAATAAGCATACTGCTTGGTATAGACCTATGAATCCCCATAAGACACTCTTCTGGCAACAGAAGATTGAGATTGATACATATGTGGGAACACAGAAAAGGAAATCTGAGGTAGGATTAAAAGGGGTTATACAAGGTATGTCCTTTGAAAAGGATCCTACAAATGGTGTCGGTGGTCCATGTAAATTCTTTTTTCACGAGGAAGCAGGTATTGCACCTAAGATGGATACAACCTTCGAATTCATTAGACCTGCTATGAAATCTGGTATGACTACCACAGGTATGTTTATAGCTGCTGGTTCTGTCGGTGACCTTAGTCAATGTGAACCATTGAAGAAGATGATTACTAGACCAGATGCAAATGATATCTATAGTGTAGAAACTGATCTTATAGATGAACTAAATACTGTAGGAAGATCAGGATTATTCATACCTGAGCAATGGTCAATGCCGCCTTACATTGATAGGTATGGTAATTCACAAGTTGCTGACGCACTAAAAGCATTAGATGAGCAGTTTGCTACCTGGAAAAGAGAACTGGATCCTCAAGACTATCAGTTACGTATATCCCAGCATCCTAGAAATATCAAAGAAGCATTTGATTTTAGGACTGTATCTGTGTTTCCTGCCCATCTTGTTACCGCACAGACCAGACGAATTGAAGATAAAATGTATGCCTACGAACATCTTGACTTATACAGAGATGAGAGAGGTGCTATACAATCTACTGAAAGCAATAAGTTACCAATTCGGGAATTTCCAATTACTAAAGATACTGAAGATAAAACAGGTGTTATTGTAGTATGGGAAAGGCCAGTAAAGGAACCTGAATTTGGGATGTATTATGCTTCTGTCGATCCAGTAGGAGAAGGTAAGACAACTACCTC